AAAAGAAGTGATCGCATACATTTTCTAAAAAAAAGTTATTTTAAGTAAAACAATCCTATACATATAGCTGAACCTAGGAGAAACCTCATGAGTAATATAAAAAATATAGCCGACATTCTTCCCGAAGGGCTCGATGAATCTACCGTTGAACAGATCTTTCAATTGGTAGATTCTACTATAAACGAGCAAGTCGCTGAGAAGATCGGCCTCCTTGAAGCGCGAGTCACCGCGTACATTCGTACTAAAATTGATGACATTAAAGAACAAGCTCTTACTGAACTCTCTGAGGAGAACGAAGTCTATCGTAATGCTAGACTATTCGAATCGGTAAGAACTCTTATGTCCCTTGAGCTTAACACCGACGACCAAGAAAACGCTCTTTCTGAAATGACAGGCCAGTATGGCGAACTTCAGGAAGAGTTTGACGTTCTAAACAACCAGCTTGCGAGCTTGGTTGAAGAGAACCAGAACCTTGAGAACACGGTACGAGTTATGGACAAAAAGGTTTCTATTGCTGAAGGCACTGCCTACGAGCTAGAGACTGAAAAAGCACAGCTTCTCGAAGAAGTTGAGAACCTTGAAGCCGCGAAGGACGAAGCATTCGTCTCTTCAGAGAAAGCGGTAGTTGTTTCCAAAGCAGATTTGGAAATCAGCGAAGAAAGAACTCATAACCAAAAATCAAATGAGTTCTTAACTGATGAGGTCATGAGATTCATGCCCTTCACCTCCCAATCCTAATAATTAATACTATGGATATTATGCACCAAACTGACGAAAAGCTCGTCCAGAAGTGGGAGCCCGTCCTTGAGGGCGTGGATAGCGAGTACACTCGTCGCGTCACCGCTCAACTTCTAGAGAACCAAGCTAAGTCAATCGTTGAGGAGCGTCTCTCTGAGAACCTTTCTCCCGGCGCGACCACCACTGGTCAGCTAGGCACCTTCCAGAAGTTCGCCTTCCCTCTTGTTCGTCGGGTTTACCCCCAGCTTCTTGCTAACAGCCTAGTCGGCGTTCAGCCCATGCAAGGCCCCGTTTCTCAGGTATTCTACCTTGGTAACGACCGTGCGTATGGTGACGCTCGCCAGACTGTCTACAGCAAGTACAACCTCACCTACAGAGGTCTCTATAGCTCCACCATCGGCTCTGCTTCTGGCACGGCTCCTAACGCCGGAACCTTTGACGGAGGCGCAGATGGTGGTCTAGACGGCGATCTGGCTCAGGACGGCTTCGACGTTTCTAACGTCCTTAACTTCTCCGCTGGCGCGGATACTCTTCAGGGTAACGGCGCTCCGTCTGGCACAATGGGCGGCAAGATCGCTGCTTGGCCTAACGAAGAAGCCATTATGGGCTGGCAGCTTTCTGCTGGTGAGCGTCTAACTGGTACAGGCATCCCCGAGATGACCTTCCACATCGAGCAGGAGGCGGTCGTCGCCAACACTCGTAAGATGCGTGCCCTCTGGACTCTTGAGGCTTCTCAGGACCTTAAGGCTTATCACAACCTTGACCTTGAGCGTGAGCTTACCGACCTTCTTAGCAAGGAGCTTCAGCTTGAGATCGACCGTGAGCTTATCGAAGACCTTCGCCTTATTGCCTATGGCTTCCGTGGGCAGAACTTGGGCGGTGTAAACCAGAACCTCATGGATAACAACTACGTCAACATGGGTTCTTTCCCCGGTCTTGATGGAGCCGCCGCTGCGGGCACATTCACTCCTGGTCAGTTCACATACGACTTCAAGGATTCTGCTGGCGATCCCTTAGGTTCGACTGAGTTCCCCGGCACTAACCTTAGTGGCTCCAATGTTTTCGTTGTAGACTTCACTCAGGCTTCTGGTGGTGTAGAGCTTTTCCCCCGTCACGTTGGCGAGGTATATGCAAACCTTCTTGCGGTTATCAACATCGCATCGCAGGACATCTACCGCACCACAATGCGTGGTCCGGGCAACTGGCTCCTTACCTCCCCTCTAATGGCTGCTCTCATGGAGAGTGCTGCCAAGCTTGAGGGTGGCATTGCTCCTGCTGATGGTCCTAGCAACATTGGCAAAAACAGCATTGAGTATAAAGGCAAGTTCATGGGCCGTTATGACCTTTATGTTGATCCCATGTTCCCTCAGGACGAAATCCTTATGGGCTACAAGGGTTCCAACGCGATGGACGCGGGCTATATTTACGCCCCGTACATTCCGCTCCAGCAGCTACCAACTGTTGTCGATCCTGAGACCTTCCAGCCCAGAAAGGGTTTGCTTACCCGCTACGGTAAGGTCCAGATCGAGCCGATGAACAGATTCTATAGAATCATCCGAGTTGTTGGTCCGACCGCCAACTTCCTCTTCTCGCCGTTCTCTAGAAACACCACCATGCTTGGTGCCCCTGTTCCTAGCTGAGAAAGGTAACTAAATAAAAAAGGGAGGGCCAGAGGTTTTTTGTTCCTCTGGCCCTCTTCCATTCCTATATAAATAAGACATGTATAAATATAGAAGCAAGTGCAGGTGGAATATGCTTCTCCATATTGACGGGGAGATAGTAGAGATAAGACCTGGAGAATTTTTTAACTCTGATGGGTTAGTTGAGTCTAGATACTTAGAGTTACTAGACCAACCAAAAAAACCAAAGCGTGGCCCAAAGCCTAAAATAAAAGAAGAAGATGGCAGCACTGAGAATAGATCCTAAGTTACTTGGTTACGGAGACTCCTTTGGAACCTACGCTGGTAGGAACCTTGGGGATACGGATATCTATTCCACTGCCATAGACGGTTCAGAGCTTAACAAAGGTCTGATGGCAGATCAAGTAGAGTTTAACACTTTCGAGCAGACCATCAAAGACTTTGTACTAGCTCGCTTGGGTCACCCTATTGTAAGAGTTGAGCTTACAGATTTTCAACTAAAGACTGCGATAGAGGAGTCTATAACTAACCTAGACTATCATGCTCCTTTTTGGAACACTCAAATTGCTACGTTTGTTACAACACCTAACGTAAACACATACGTTCTTCCTACTCACATAGCCAACAACTTAAGCTACTGCGCTTATAAGAAATCTCTTCTCAGCATTCAGCCTCAAAACGGTACGCTAGAGTTTGATTTCTTTATTAAGTATTTCCAAGACAACTTTGTGTTCAGTGATTTCTCCATGTCTGATTTCGTCCTGGGATATTATAAATGGTAATGTCCTCCAGCTATATCCTTCTCCAGGCTCTTACGAAGCGGTCATCTTAGTTTACCGTGGTCTTGACACAGGGACCATGCATCCCTACTACAAGAATTGGCTACAACGATACGCTCTAGCGGTGTCTAGAGGCATTCTCGGAGAGATCCGAGGCAAATATTCTTCGCTACCATCACCAGGAGGTGGAGCGAGCTTGAACGGAGCAGCACTTATTCAGCAAAGCGATGTTGAGAAGGAGAAGCTCAAAGAAGAACTTCTATCTGAGATAGAGGAACCACCAGTATTCACATTATTCTAATGAAAAATAAAACAGTATATCACGACATGGGTTATCTAATGGCTGAGTCTCTTGGATTAGTTTCTGAAGGTACTAGAAAAGATACTTACGGCGGAACAGGACCAGACAGAATGGCTAAGACTCCATTTAAAAGAAAGGAACCTTCTGAGTCAGAATCACCATACAAGAAAAAATTAGCACGGCACACAGCAGAGCAGACCCCTGCTGAAAGACAAGCAGATGTCGATGATGCCTATAAAAGAAGAGGGCAAAAGAAAAGAGCCAAAAAAAATGATAGAGACTATGCAGTTGCGATGGCAAAAGAACCCACCACTAAGGTAAAGGTGAGCAAAGGCAAAGGCGGAAACCTTATGAAAGGGATGTCAAGAAGGCGTAGATGAGCAACAAAAACTACAAGGTAACGACTAAGCTACCAGCACTGCCAGACATAGATACGGATGACAGTGCGCTTAGTCTATTTGATCAGGACAACCCTGACATCAACCTGTTCAACCTTGTAGATGATGAGATGATTCGTCTAGCTGGCTCCAAGTTTTACTTCTATAAGTATTACCAGTCAGACAACTACGACGATGTGTATCGAGAGGAGAGGAGCAAGGTAGTGTCCAAGACACCCATCACAGTTCATGGGCACTACGATCCTATCTCCATGTCCGAGGAGCTTACTCAGTTCGGTATTGAGCTTACTAACGATCAGCTATTTACGTTTAACAAAAGTTACATTGAGACTAAGCTTGGTAGGTCCGTCATTCCTGGTGACGTAATCAAGCCGATGTTTCAAGAACAGAAGTATGAGATCTTCGAGGTGGTTGAAGATAGCTTTGAGGCATATGGAGTTTATCATTTAGTATGCTCTGCCAAGCTTCTCCGCGACAGCACAGAAGTGCAGGATACTCCTCTCTCGAAAGTTAGTAATGAACTTGGTGGATATGCTGGACAAATAGAAGAACTATAATAGTTAGGTACTATATACTACTTAGGAGAATAAAATGCACACACTAATCATAACAGCTACTCCGGGAGGCGGGCTAACTTACCAAGACAACGACATTATTCAAGTCTTAGACGGCCATGTCAATCCGGGATCTTCCGTAATTCCCACAGAGAGTGGATTTAGTTTTTGTTACATTTCAGACAAAGATCACGACGACCCTGATGTTGTTGCTTTGATGCAACCTTTAGAGGATAACACTGACCCAGAAGATCCTATCTATCTTGCGAAGCGTAGGTATGCTTTGCCTTTAGTTGGGTCAGAATTTCACACTTGGGTTGAAGAAGATGATGCGGCTTCCGCAGGGATAGAAAAAACCTGGGCTGAAGTACAAGCTTTATTAGTAGACAAAGAGGACTAATCATTGACTACGATAATTACAAGGACTATCGGTGCTACTGGTAGGGATTATGCATCCTT